CATTACTATAACCATAGTATTGCTTAACGCATTCTAAATCTTTGACTTTATCCTTACGGAGCCAGGGAGAAAATCTCTTCTTTTTCCTTAGACTATTTAGATAAAACAAATATTGCATATCTTTATCTAGTTGATGATGCATATTCATTTCATTTGCAAAAAGAATACAATCAATATGACCAGATAAGCATTTGTTAATAATATAAGGAGGATACTCTTTAATATCTTCTGAAAGGTCTTCTTTAGTAAAATTAATTGAGTTCAACCAATCTTTCAATTCCATAATTAAATAGCAGCAGTTCTTTACGTTGTTTTTGCTCTCGCATATATTCACCAACTGAACGCATTGTGTAAGTCAAATCAAACTCAGCAGCGTTCCAATTCTTGAATCGATTTTTTACAAGTTGGTCTGAGTTGTAACTAATCAGTTGATGCATAGGATAACGAAAATCACAATCAGCAGCAAACTTATCGTGATCAAATCCTTTATGCATTGATCCCTTACGCCCATAGAGATTATCCTTAATATCATAAGGAGGATCAAGATACATAAACGCACCTTTATTTCCATCCATCAGATAATCGTATGAGTAATTAGTTATACGCCAATTTGAAATCAATGAAGAATACGCAGGCAGTTTTTCGATCCCGCGCAGACTGAAATTGGAATTTGATGCTTGCTGAGAAAATGATGAGCTCTCTGTGAGACCACTAAAACTGCACTTATTGACAACATAGAAAGCCACAGCACGATCAATGCTTGGCAAATCTTTGTCATTAACTTGCTCCTTTGCTTTAAGAAAAAGTTCTTTTGCCAGGTCTGGAGTATTATTTGTCGTCTTAAGATCTACAAGTTTATCCTTCAAGTCAGTTCCAAACATCTGGAGTTGTTGCCAGAAGTTAACAAGTGGTTCATAAAGATCATTTACCCAAATATCTAGGTTGGGATACTTCTTTGTGATATAAATCGCAACACTTCCTCCACCAAGAAATGGTTCCCTAAATTCTCTGTAGTTGCGAAGGTCGGGAAAATAAGGTCCCATCTTTTCACAGGCACGGGACTTACCGCCTGGATACCTTAAAGGCGTCTTAAGAGATTTCATACTGTTGCCTCAATTAAATTATAAAGTTTAGTTGCAAAATCTTCCTTTTTAGATGGAACTACATTTTTTGCCAAAAATTCAATATCATTATAATCAACCCGAAAAGCAACTGTCGCATCCTTAATAGTGATGTGCTTCATACAAGCATCCCAATTACAAATACCAACACTGTAATTTTTAGTATCCCAAAGAAGCATATAGTCAAAAGTTTTTTCGGGAAGTCCAAGATTATTACCTTGAAAATTCTTTAAGGTAATTTCCTTAGTGTATGGAACTGTTTTTTGAAATAAACCATCCATACCCTTAGATTCATAATAAAGACCATCTACAACTCCGTAGAAATCCCTACCATTTTCACTATCACCAACATATCGTAGTTGACCACCACTATATTTTGCAATTGCAATCTCCTGAACTTCTGCACGCAATGGTCTAGTTTGATTTCTCTTCAAACCACTAGTAGATTCAACAACACCAAAAATTTCTGAAAAATTGAAAAGTTTAGAGTCAATCATTTGAATTCACACTCACACATAATTTCAGTAAGAGCGGCAAGAAGATTTACTTCCTGGTCAGCCACGAACGCACATTGGTATTGATACTTAGCAATAACAAGAACGGCAGCAGGAATAGATTGGGGTGCAAGGCAATCAAAAGAGGCGTCATAAATCCTGCGAAGTAGATTACTAGCATCGTTGTCCAAGTTGGAGACCACCCACTTTCGGACTTCAGTAAAGTTCTTATCTTTGAGATTCTTAATGAGTTCATTTACAGAGATGTCTGAGAAAGATGCAAGAATGCCAGAGTCGATTTTTCCTCCTGTAGAATACCTTTGGCATTCATTGAGGACCCTACGAAAATCTGGGAAGTGTTTTGATACAAGTTCCGCAACGACTTTTTGATCGTATTCAATCTTCTCTGCATCCAGGATTGATTGAAGTCGTTGAAAGAAACTACCTGCAAGTTGAACTCTTTGCTTTCCTTTGATGGTAAAGTCGATGACAGCACATCGGGAGTGAAGAGGTTCGATAATCTTGTTTTTATAGTTGCAGGTGAAGATGAATCGACAGTTGTTATAAAATGCCTCAATATTCGCCCGTAGTAGGAGTTGTACGTCGTTGCCTGTGTTATCCGCCTCATCGATGATGATGACTTTGTGTTTAGAAGACCCAGTAAGTGAGACGGTCGAAGCGAAGTTCTTTGCTTGGTTCCGTACAGTATCCAGGAAACGTCCTTCATCGGATCCGTTGATGACATAATAATCTGCCCCCAATTCATTACATAATGCTTTTGCGATAGTGGTTTTACCAATACCAGGAGGTCCAGCAAGGAGAAGATTTGGAATCTCTCCTTTCTCTACAAACTCCTTAAATGTTTTTTTAGTATCATCAGGAAGAATACAATCATCAATTACTTGAGGACGATATCGTTCCACGAAAAGGAAATCACTGGACATAATCAATAATAAATTCAGTTTGCTTTTTTAACTCATCAGGAAGTTCATTTGACCAAATAAAATCTGAATGAGTATCGTCAATGATTGGTTCAAACATTTCATCAACCTCAACCAAGTATAGCATTGTTGGGGTATGAGTGGCACGTTCTCCTTCAACACTTGGAAAAAAATAATTTGAAAATCCAATTAGTTTGAGATTTGGAAAGTATCTACCAATTTCTCTCATTTGAACTCTTTCGGAAAGTTCTTGTATACTTTCCCTAAAATTCAATCTTCCACCAACTAACCAGTATACTCCCTTAAGAGGTTCATTGGTCCGTTTGATTAATAGATACTTGTCTTTACATCTGATTAAGAAATCGACGCAAAAAATTGGCATCTGTTTAATGATTTTCAAATATTCTTCTTCGGGGATAAACATAATCAAATCCAATCAGGTTTCCTTTGAGGCATACGGAGATAATTATCAGCAACCCAAGGTTTGGATGCGATATATTGTTTGTATGCTTCAAATGTATCAATAGTGTCGTCAAACTTCCATTCCTCAGGCATAGCACGAGCAAATGGAGTCACTTCTGTAATCTTACCCTTTGGAAACAAATAGTATGCGTCCACAAGAGTTTTATAGCAGGAGTGAGTTTTATTATACCGCAGGCAGTATTCATCAGACAAGTTCAGTCCCCACTTGATTAACCAGTAGGCATTGTGAATACTTTCCAGTGCCCACTTGGTGCAGGGGTGATTGCGGAATGCTCCTTTATCGGTCTTGTAGGGGGTTCCATCTGCCTTAGGAAGAGTGCCGTAACCGTGTCCCCACTTCTCTGATGCCACGATAGAGAGCATCTGACAGCACTCTAGGGGCATCTTAACGACGTGTTTGTCAGGTAGACAAATGGCACTCTCAGCAGGCCAAGGAGAAGTAACAAAGATGTTCATCAACCAAAAGTAGAATCAGGCTCCAGTGCAATATAATAAGTCACATTAAACCCAGTATTCTTGAATCGTGACAAAAGTTTAGAAGAAATTACAACCTCATAATTTCCAGGAATAATCTTGATATTTTCTACTTTGAAGTTGAAAGAGAAAGTTTCATCGGTTTCACCAACAACCACAGAAAAATCATTAGAAGTATCGTTCTTTTTATCACGAACAACCAATTTCACCACACCTGCTTCACCAACCACAGACAAGTCAGGAAGTTGATACACAGCAGCAGCTTTAAGGAGTTTATCAAGTTCCTTGGTATCAAGAATGAAACAAACATCTTCAGATGGTAGAGAAATTGATTTGTCTGGAGGAGTAACAATTACATTAGGGTCAGCAAAGAAGTATTTGGAACGAGACCGACCTTCTTTAATAACAACGTAACCATCATTCTGGAAATCCAATTCAGCATTCTGATGAAGGTTGAGACCATTCAAAAACTGGTTCAAATCATAAATGCCAAAATCCTTAGGAAGTTCCTCTTCAATTGTTGCTTCTGCCAGTATATTTTTCATAACGCTAATTGTCCGCAAAGAATTACCTTCTTTAAACAAAATTGACTGATTAATAGAAGAAAAGTTCTTAAGAAGAGTAAGAGTTTTGTCAGAGAGTTTCATAGTTTTGTCTTGGTGTTTCATATTGTAAAAGGAGTTCTTCTTGTTTGTCAAGAGGAAGGTTGATGAAGTAATTCCAGGCAGCATTCAATTGATTTTTTGAATGTTCTTTGTGACACTTATAACATAACCACCGAAGATTATTAAGTTCAAGTTGTTTTTCAATGTGACCAACTGAAGTGTTCATTCCCCTGTGACCTCTGGTTTTGTGATGACCACCAACTTTTGGATTGATATGGTCCAATTCCAGGTTTTGTCTTGATCCACAAAAAGAACAGCAGTCACCAATACTTTCAAAAAGAAGTTTTTTCTTTTTTTCTTTAAGAGTTTGTTTGTATTGTTTTTGTCTGTTTATATGTTCTTTTTGCGATCTATATTTTTTTTGGTACTCTGGATCCAAATGTATGTTTTTGGGCATATTAAAAAATGTTCTTCTAACCTATTTATGAAGAAAAACATTTTCATAATAATCAGCGAAATTCAGAGAGACCATTATCTTTGCGGGTGTAGTGTCCATCAAAGTGGAGCAGCAGCATAGCATAGTGAATTACTTTGAGCAAATCACGCTTGTTGCGTCCATCTTTGTCACCATAGCGGCTACCATACTTAATGATGTTTGCTTGACAGAATCCGGCAGCAAGTTCTTTTGCTGCCATTAAGTCAATTGTTTGTACATCTTTGTAGTCTTGTTCGTGACCACAATAGTGACTCCCATAAGTGCTAGTCACATAATCTTCAACATCTTTAAGAATTTTATCTTCGTTGTATTTCCAGAGATGATTTTTTGTTTCAGGCATAGTAATAGTAAAAGTTGATTCAATCATAAAAAAGAGGGAAGGCACATTTACCTTCCCCAATTATATCAGAAAGGAGTGGGTTGGTCAATGTTGGGATTGTAATCCACTTGTTCGATAGGCATTTGGAAGTCAGCATCAACTTTGTCATAGAGTTCAAGGAATGCTTGCTTAGTTTCGTCGTCAAAGCGATTCACACACACTTGAATTGCCTTTGCTTTATCTTGAAAGATGCTGTAGGCACGGATGATGTGAACCAGACGGCGAGTGCTGATGATTTCCTCAATGCCACCATCATAGAAGGTCTTACGGATGATGTCTGCCCAGTCTACAAGGCGCTTGCAGAAGTCACGGTCTTCTACCTGCAGGTCCAAAGCAATGCCTTCCAGAATCTTCTGCTCGATGCTGGGAGCGGGATAGGATTGCTCAAAGGTCACAGGGAAACGCTCTAGGAACGCCTCATTGAGAACGTTGGTGCCGATGAAGCGGCCATCATCAGAACCCTTACCCTTGGTGTTAGCGGTGGCGATAACGTTGAATCCTGCAGCAGGTTTCACCCAGCGACCAATCTTTTTCAAGAACAC